TAAACTAAAAAGCCCCTAAGCAGTGATGCCTAGGGGCTTTTTTTATAGCACTACATATTTCAACTTATCAACAGGAACCTTATAAAAATGTTCCCCAGAGGCTATGTATTTGTTACCACTCTCTTTAAGTTCAGAGTTTAACACTTCCTTAGCTTTACAGTAAAACATTGCTGTTCCGTCTGCATTGATAGAAAAGAAGTAAGTTAAGATATTGTTATCCAGCAGCTTCTTCTTACGTTGGGGGACGTTTAAATCTTCGTAAGGGAATGTTAAACCCTTCCACGAGTTACGCACCTCAACTTCAGCTAAACCTACTAACCTATCATTTTTGTACAACAACAAGTCAATCCCATACTTATCTGGGTTATCGACTGCTCTGACTTCTTTGGTTTTAACAAAGTCTTTAACAATACTCCTACCCATCTCGTCGTACTTGGCGAATAATTCTTTATCAAATTGCTTATACATTAGTCTTCTACTTCCAACACTTCCTCATCTAACTCGCTAAACTCACCGATGTAAACAGAGAAGAAGGGGATTCTAATGATAAGCCCCTCATAGGCAGCGATAAACCTACCCTCCTCATCGCCTACCACATGGCATATGTTGTCGTTATGCTCGATGTCAAACCCAATACCTAGGCGCATGTTTATAGCAATCATTTGTTATCCTCGTGTTTAATTCTAGCGATGATGTAATTCTTAACCAAACTACTACGAACAATGTCAGCGATGGAGAACTCAATCTCTGTAAACTCTTTCATTGACCGTAGGATGGTTAGGAACTCCAGCAACCCACTCTTGTCATCTCTCTTCTTTAGGTCAACCTGCCTGTAGTCACCGCACAGGAAGAACTTAGACGTGTGACCGATACGGGTGATGATGGTATCTAACTCGTGCATTGTACAGTTTTGACTCTCATCCAGCATAACAATAGCATTGTTAAACGTCGTACCCCGAATGAACGAGGTAGAGAGGAACTCCACATACCCTTGCTCGACTAACCTATCCCATGCGTCCTTGCGTTTGAACAGCTCAGCCGCTATCTGTTTGTACGGCTCAGTAAACTGGTTCATCTTCTCCTCGGCATCGCCCGGCAAGTGCCCCATCTCCCTACTCTGCACACTACTGCGGATGATAACAAGCTTAGCATAGGGGTTAGACTTGTCCATAACCTCCTCAAGCGCCTTGTAGAAGGCAATGTAGGTCTTACCCGTACCAGCTACCCCAGACAGCGCACAGAAGTAATGACCCTGTTGGTAGGCATCAAAAAACTCCTTCTGCTTCTCTGTCTTAGGACTGATTGTTAACATGTCATCCAGTCGCATCTTCAACCCATGTTGCGGTTTAGTGTCAGCGTCTGTTGTCTTCTTTTTTGTTACCATTAAGCTGCCTTACCCCATACGTCATCCCAAGTGCCGTTAGTGGCTCCTTTGGAATAATCTGTTACACGTTGTTCAAAGAAGTTAGTGTGGCTAACACCAAGCATCCCATCCACCCAAGGCAGAGGATTCTTCTTCACCTTAAATATACCCTTCATACCCATGCTGATCAAGCGACGGTCTGCAATGTATCGGATGTAAGTTTTAACATCCTCTGCACGTAAACCCTCTACCTCAAACATACCAAAGGCAAGGTCAATGAACTTATCCTCTAGCGCTACCATCTCCTGAGCAATCTCCTTAATGCGGTCACTACTGCTCTCTTCTGGGTTCTGTTTCACCCAATCACGGTAGACCTTAATCATACCCTCAGCGTGTTGTGTCTCATCAACGATTGACCAAGCAATAATCTGGCCTAACCCCTTGAGCTTACCGTGTCGGGCAAAGTTAAGAAGCATAACAAAGGAGGAGAACAATTGCATACCCTCACCAAAGGCGCTGATAGTGGCAATCTTCTCAGCCATAGGAGCGTCACCAAGCGTCTGGTAGTACTCATGCTTCTCTACCATCTCACCATACTGCATAAACTCGTTGTAGGTGCTCTCAGGCAGCCCCAGCGTCTCAATCAGGTGGGCATAGGCAGCTACATGTAACGCCTCACGACCAGCAAAACCTGACATCATCATCCGCACTTCCGGCTGTTTAAACACTGGTAGGTAGTGGGTGTAGTACCCGTCACCAATGTCTAGGTCACCCTGCACAAAGAAGCGTAGGATTTTGGTTAGGAAGTCTTTCTCCGACTTGGTTAACTTCTTCTGGTAATCCTTTAAGTCCTCACCCATAGGCACTTCCGTGTGTAGCCAATGGCTCTGCTCATGTTGCAACCAAGCGTCATATGCCCAAGGGTATTTGAACGGCTTGAATGTGTTTCTCTCTTCTGTTAATTGTGGTTTCATTACCATTGTCTCCATGTGTTAGCAATAATGTGTAGGCAGGTGACTATCTCTAACCACCTTATCCAACTTAACCTTCGCAAGCTAGGCATGTTTCCCCGTTCACGATAGCTGTCATATCAATCGTCTCCTCAATACGTTGACGTTTAACCTGAGCACCAACCTTGTCAGCCTTACGCACCTTATCAGAGCGGAGGTAGTACAAGCTCTTTAGTCCCATCTTCCACGCCATGAAGTGTACAGCATGTAAGTAGGCAATGGTTGTGTTAGGCTGGAAGAATAAATTAACACTCTGTCCTTGGTCGATAAACACCTGTCTATCTGCCGCCAACTCGACTAACCATCGCTGGTCAATCTCCATCGCTGTCTTAAATACTTCCTTCACATCTTCTGGTATGCCCAAATGCTGAACGCTACCATCGTTGGCAATAATAGAAGCCCAAGTGTCATCGTCATCCATACCAAGTCCAGCAAGACGCTCCGACAAGAATCGATTACGGTAGACAAATGCACCACTTAGGGTATCCTGCCTAAAAACATTTGCTCGATACGGCTCCACGGATGGCGAAGTGTTACCCATAATAAGACTGGAAGAAGCATTGGGAGCGATAGCCATATGATGACTAAAGCGACGCTGAATGCCAAACTCACTTGCATCCGGGCAAGCACCTCTTTTAAGAACGAGAATATTATCTGCACGAGCACACTCCTTGTTAATATGAGCGAAAATATCTTTGTTTGTTAACTTAGCCATCACCCCGTCGATAGGCATGTTGTTCTTTTGTAAGTAAGCGTGAAAGCCTAACGAACCTAATCCAACAGACCGCTCGGCAGTAGCAGACCGTACAGCACGACTAATATGCTTAGGAGCGTTAGTGATAAAGTACTCGACAACATTGTCCAACATTTCCATAACATCCGGGATAAACTGATCATTATTTTTCCAATCATCATAGTACTCCAAGTTAACACTAGACAAACAACACACAGCCGTTCGGTCAGCACTAGTGGGTAGGAAGATTTCGGTACACAGGTTAGACCCGTTAATACGCAACCCTTTATCCTTTAACCACTCAGGCATATCCCTGTTAGCCGTATCAATGAAGATGAAGTATGGCTCACCCGTCTGCATACGTAAGTCCAACATCTTCTGCCATAACCCCTTAGCACTGACCACTTCTACGACCTCGCCATTGGCGGGGTTTTTTAATGCCCAATCGTCATTGGCCTCTGGGTCTTTCATACACCGTTCGATCACCTGCATAAACTCATCGCTTATGTTAACACCGTGGTTCAGGTTAAGCGTCCGCAGGTTTTGATCACCAGTCGGTTTACGCATCTCCAAGAACTGAATGATGTCTGGGTGACTTACATCAAGAAACGCTGCATAAGAACCCCGACGTGTTCTGCCCTGTCGGTAAGCCAAAGAGGAAGCATCGTACATTTTGAGGTGTGGCATAACACCAGTTGATTTATCATCACTGTTACGTATCCCAAGGTGTATGCCAACACCGCCACCCAACATACTAAGCCAATTAGTTTCAGATAAGTTGTCAACGAGACCCTCAGCACTGTCTTCAATGTAATTAAGAAAGCAGCTAATAGGAAGTCCACGCTTACTACGACCAAAAGAAAGAATGGGAGTGCTATAAGACAACCAATGCTTAGAACTATACTCGTAAAGTCGCTGAGAATGCTCAGGATTACTTCCGAACGCTTCCGATACATACGCAAACCTCTCTTGTGGGCTAACCTCCTCCTCCATCATGTAACTCTCACGCAACCGTTGTAGTCCGAGAGCGTCGAACAGTTTGTCCCGTTCTAAGTTTATTTTAATTGTCATCAAGTGCTTCCTCTAAATAATCAGCCATGTCTTCTATCTTATCCTGAAACCGATTGACAATCTCTTCACTGTTAATCTCCAACAACTCCAAGATTGTCACCTCGTCCATACGTTTTAGTTTATCACAAATGTCAGGTATCGTCAGCATATTTCTTCTGTAAGTAATTCATAGAGAGAAACATCTCGTCGAAAGCCCCATCCTTAACCTCGTTCAACATGACCAACCCACGCCAATGTGTGTTGCTAAGTTGATCCATGTAGTCCTCATCGTGTAGGTAGTAGCTACCAGCGATTATTCCACAGATGGCGGTTCCGTCTGCTCTTTTGCCATAAGCAACTTGCTTACCTTGTTGATGCCCTGCAACACAAGACATGTGCAGCTTATTAACGATAACACTAGCAGAACTAGCTGGTCGCCCCATAG